TAGAGGCTGGGTAGCCATTGTAGCTTGTCTCCATTATGAAAGTAAGAGGCGAGCCTCGTCCTCAGTAATGCCTAATTTAGATAACAACGCTGATCTTTCTGTGATGTGGGCAGCCTCTTTTAATTTTTCTGCCTCATATAACTCACGATCTAGTTGCCACGATGCATATTCATCGTCGGTCATTTCACGATCAATAACTTCGTTAGTATCTATTTTGTGTATTCTTACCATAGGTTTAGTCATTTTATACTCCGTAAAGCAAGGCGGTGCCTGCGCTAAATGAATAGCCACCATCGTTTGTGATGACCAAAGATGTAATTGCTGTATTAGTCTCGAAGTAACCGCTAAATATTTCTAAAGCATCTGTGCTACTGCCATCTTGGTAATTGGCAAAACCTTGGATACCTTTGTAAGAGTTTGCGTTTGCGTATTGGCTAAAGGTAGCTCCAAAAATATTTTGACTACTTGTATTTAATTTGTTAGCTGCTGAGTTAAGCATTACATAACCGCCGACCGCTCCAGCTGTTGCAGCGCTGCTTCCGGTCTGTAAATAACTTGTACGTACATATGAAAAATTGTTAGTTGTGCCGTTTGGCGCTATTCGCATTTTTACGTTATCTGTTGCATTTACTACACCATAAATAAATAGGACTAAGTTTGTATAAGTAGAGGCAAAACCGCTAATAGTCGTTGATGTACCTGAAAGTGATGTAGTGCTTATCAAAGTCATGCCAGCCCCACCCGCAGCGGAGGCCCATTTTAATCCAGTGGCCTCGGCTGAGTCTGCCGTTAATACGGTGCCATTAGCTCCTACGCCTAAACGGGCAAAAGTGTCCGCACCTGTCCCCGGTACTAAATCACCTTTAGCATCGATAGCCGTAGCCATTGAGTTAGTAACGGTTACGGTACCCGAGGTACCTCCGCCGCTAATACCTACACCTGCGGTAACTCCCTCGATATCACCGGTAGCACCTGAGGCTACCCACGCTGCACCGTCGTAATACCATAGTGAGTTATTATCTTTAGTAAAAGCAAACTGACCCTCGGCGGGTGCGGTGATAGCTGCATCTCGTGCCGTAGCGTTTGTAAATACGTTAATTCCCTGCATGAGGTAGCCGTTTACATCGCCGGCCGTAAGTACCTCACCGGTTGTAAAGGTCTTAAAACCCTGACCAGCTGCCATCATTTCCTCCTAGTAAGCAAGCACGGAGGTATCGAGCACCCCGTATAGTGTTGAGTTTAGTATAAAGCCGTCGATAATCGGCTCTAGTGTTGTAAATGTCGTTTTCCATGAGTTAGGCGTAACGCGGTGGACTACGCCAAACACTTGTAAAGTCTGTTGCAGCGTCGAGTTACCAGGCTGATTAGTTGTAACCTCTACCGGGTCAAAAAAATCTAGGCTAAGAGCTGCAAGGATGCCATCGTTATAATCGTCCATATATAGATCAAGCTCGACCGCATCGCATCGAGTTTGGGTATCTTTACGGCTCGCTACATAAGCCCGGGCATAATCGAGCGCGGCTTGGTCTGTATCCATTACTAGATTAGTTTGGTTATATGAGTGTACAAAGTATTGCTCGATAGAGTCGTCATCCTGCGCGAGCTGAGCCGTACCGCCGATCTTAGTAATCGAGGCTGAGTTATAGACTTGAGTATCATCTAAGCGCCATACGGCGTTAAAGTAATTGATATCGGTGCCATCGTCATTAAATTTAGTTACCGGGAAAGCCTGAGACTCGATACAAAAGGCGCGATCGTGCAGCTCTACGGATCCTCGAGCATTGATATATAAAGCGCCGTACTCGGAGATGGTCGCCGTTTGTAATGCAGCTAGAGCGGTGCGAGGCGTACCCGGGTCTGCCTGAAAGATGGTATCGCCGTACTGTATTTCTCGCATTGATGGAGGCCAAGCGATCTCGTCGAGGATAGCGTTTACGCGCTCACCCGGTAGGTCGCCCGGAGCTGCAAGGGTTACGGTAGAGATTTGACTATTTTGGAAAAGTCTAAAAGCATCGACGGCGGTAATAGTCGTATAAACTACATCGGTCGCCATCTTAGGTGTAGTCGTCGTATAGCTAGTAATAAAACCGCTAAACATCGGGTACTCGACACCGGCGTACGTGCCGGTAATCTGTACCTTACGTAGAGGTGTAAGTAGACCGTAGTAAGGACCGTTTACATTTTGAGGGTTAAAGTCGCCATTTTGATCGACGATACGCAGCGTTAGCGTACCTGTTTGGAATACATCCGCCTGAGCGTTACGGCCTCTCATAGTAGTAACGCCGTCCACTTGATTAGACACGTCTACGATTAAAGCCTCAGAGTCTGCTAATACGTTTGTACCTAATTGGCCTGTACCTAAGATCATAGCTTGAGCAAAAGCCGGACCCGTAGAAAAGTTAATAATCGCGTTAATTACCGGGATGGTCATAGGACACCGGCCACCGTAAGTGGATCTCCGCCGCGATTAAGTTTTTGTATCGTATCTTGTAGCAAGGTAGCAAACTCGTCCGGTTGAGATATAACACCCGTAGTAAAATTAAGGTTATAAACATTGTTGCGAGAGCTGCCGCCACCGCCGACAGAGTTAAGCATTACGGCACTATCTAGCTCGGCTTGCTTGTAACTTGATAACGTACCGCGAGGCGTAATTGATGCCGCTAGAGCTAATACGGCATCGGCGGCCTTTAGTGCATCGCTTGTAGCCGGATCTATTAACTCAGGGGTAAGAGCGTCAATAGCCGCTTTAGTTGCATCGATTACCTCCTGTTGCGCCTCAGGACTTGCCTTAGCAAAATTGGGATCAGCGGCTAAATCTCCGCCGGTGAGTAAAGCGAGATAAGTTTTTAGAGCTGCAAGGCGCGCATCGTCGGCTTTCTTTTGAGCGGCGGCTACTCGATCGATCATCGATAACTCGGCTTGCTCTCGTAATAAAGCTGCGGTTTGTGCTGCGCTTGTAGTCTTACTCAAAGAGGCTAATTGGGCAATTTGATTTAATTGAGTGCGTACCCCCTCATCGTAAGACTCTTGAGCTGCTAATTTTCCGGCCGCCGTTATAGCGGCGTTATATTTCTTAAACGCTTCCTCGCGTAATAATTCTTTATCAGCTTCCGCCATTTTTGTTTTATCAATATTGTAAAGCTCATTTAGTAATTGATTGTTAAGAGCCGTTAAAGTCTCGTTACTTATTTCTTTAATACCGGCTAATTTGGCCATGTCTGTATTTTTTTGCAGGGCTGCAAGCTCGTTAATTTTCTTAAGGGCTAACTCGCCGTTATCCTCCTCGATGGCCTGTAAAGCCTCAAGGCGTAGGATCGTCTCTTTGTCGTAGGTAGCGCGTAAAGCTGCAGCGATAGAGATGCGGTTAGTGTCAAACACGGCCGCAGCCTTTGATAACGAAAGTTTATTTTTCTCTGCTAAAGCGCTTTTCTTTTGTAGGGCTAATAACTCTTTTTGGCGTTTAGCTGCCGCCGCCTCTGCCGCGGCTCTAGCCTTAGCGGCTTTAACCGCTGAGTCGGTCGAGCCCGAAATAGTCATAGGGGTCGTAAAAGGCTTAGGCATAAGTGCATCGGCTTTACCTATGTCACTTAAAAACTTAAACCATGAAATATTATAAACATACTCCCAATCTTTACCATCAAAGCCCGGGATAGTTTTTAATTTTGCGGCTAAGACACCGATACCGCGAATAACATCGGCCGTATTTTTGGCCGCCGTTTCCATATTTTTGGCTAAGTTTTCTACCGACTCATCATCGCCTAATTTAGAGATAGCATCGACTAAACCTTTACCGATAATCTCTTGAGCGTTATCGGCTGCCTCTTTGAGTACGCGCATCTTTCCGGCGTAAGTCTCAAGCTCTGCCGCGCCTGCGCCGGCAAAAGTACTAGTCAGTAACTTAACGGCATCGTTAAATTCTAAAGTCTTTAATTCGCTTTGACTAAGGCCTAGATTATATTTTCTAAGGCCTTTAGTATTGCCCACGTATAGCGCCGCAAGATCCTGATTTACCGTTAGTAAATCTTGGCCCGATCCGGCCGCAACATCTAGAGATAGGTTTAGTAGATCCTGAGCTTTAGTAGTAGATCCGGTTACGGTTACTAACTTTTGGAAAGCCTCACGCAATACCTCGCCCTCGTAACCAAATTTGGCGGATAAATCGCCTAAGTTTTTCTCAATCATGTCAGTATCGAAAGCTAAACCTAGATTTTTTAGTACTACCTCGAGGCGCTTGGCTGACTTTTCATTTTCTGCAAAAGCCTTAACGGCATTTTTACCGTAGGAAAGCATGGCCGCAGCGCCGAAAGTAAGGCCGAGAGTTTTAGCTAGGTTTTTTACGCCTTTCTCAAAGCCGCCTATCTGCTTTTGGCCTTTACCTAAAGCTTTACCGTCCCACGTAGATACGGCACTTACGACGAGGCTAGGTAAGTTTCTCATTATGCGGCCTTATCGTAACGGCCTTGATTAAAGGCGGCGATAGTATTTTCTATAGCTTTAATTACTGAGGCCTGTACCTTGCCTTGATCCTCGGCCCACGCTCTAAAGATCATGCGGCCACGCATCTCTCGACTATCACCGTAGAGAGGCCCCATACGGCTAACAAAATTAGCACCGGCGGCGGGGTTATTAGATTTACTCTTAGGGGATCCGCCCGGGTTAGTACGTCCTGCCGTCTCATAGATAGCACCCGAGGCAGATTTATTAGCGATGTAATACATAGCTCTAAAGCCGTTTTTATTACGCTCACTCGGAGCGGCTGAGTAATAGATACCTTTACGAGCTGCCTCGGCATCATAAAAGGGAAAACGGCGTAGCTTTCCCTCACTATTAAAAGTACGAAATGCAGAATTACGAGCCGTAATCTTTCTACCGGAGGTACCCTCGTCCCAGTTATAAAGCCCACCCGGCGCGGCCGTCGGTGCGTAGCCTCGAGCTTTATCCCGTATCGGGATCATGATGCCTTTAATCTCTTTATTCATCTCTTTTAATAACTCGGGATCTATTTTACGGATAGCGCGCAGAGTCTCTTTAACGCCGTCTAGTTTTACTGACATTTTTAGACTCCTCCGCTTGCTCGTTTAATACCTTTACTAACATCTTAAACATCTCGGCATCTAAGTCGAGTATCGCTTGAGGCGCGACCCCTAACCGTATCGATAGTTGCGCTACCAAATAGGTTAGAGTGCCGCGCCCTAGCTTAAAGGCTCGTCGTCTAGTACCTCGACTTTTTTAAGAGTATCTAAAAACTCGGCTCCAAACATTGGTACGGTTTCGCCGGATGTACGTAAGCACTCCCACGCTAACCAATATACGTCGCTCTGTTTCTCGTCATCTCTAAAGGCTTTGTGAAAACCTTTTTTTGCGTATAACTCAAAGGCGTACTCAATTCGAGGCGAGATTTGATGCTCGCTAACCTCGCCCGTAGCCCTTGTGATTTTGAGTCGTGCCATTTGTTGCCCCTTTGTTAGTTAGTTATGGTGCGGTAGTAATTACGATAGGTGAGTTACACGTAAACGTGATGCTCTGAGTACCAATATCTCCGACGGCTCCGTTAATATCTGTAGTGTTATTAACTAGGATAGTCGTAGCATATTGAGGGTTAGTAGCTGAGGTAGTCGCGCTAGTTTGCTTTAGCGTGATAGGCACGGTAGTGCCCCACGCCGCTTGTAGAGTAGCGTTTACGTTTGCCGCTGCGGTATCGCTCAAAAAGTCTAAAGAGATCGTGCTTGTCTCTAAGCCTTTCGTAAATTTTCTCGAGCTATCGCCCATAGCGGTAACTTCGAGCTCCTCAAATACGCGGTTAATTGTCGCGCTTGTAACATGGTCAGAGAGTGCAACCGAGTTAAGGGTTACGACTACTCCATTTGATAGAAATACGGCCATCGCCTATTCCTCGCTTTTCTCTGTAGTAGGTGTGTTTGTTTTTGTTTCTTTTTTTGGCGCTTCGGTAATCTGCCCTATCTTGATAAGAAAGGCGATATCTTCATCGGTTAGGCTCATGCTTAACTCCACTCGGTTAGTATTGAGATAGTAATGTCTGTAGTTAGTAAATCGCCACTTTGCACCGTTAAAACGCTCGGAGCACTTACCGCGCCGATATTCATAACGATTGGCGATGCAGCTAACTTTTGGAATACGGCGCAAACCATCGACTCGATACCTTGTAGGTTGCCTTGATTGTCGTACATAGGCACATTACAAATAATACGAAAAGATGCCATCGGCGAGATATTGGCATAGTCGTTATTAGTCGGTGTTATGTATGGATCTGCCGGCGACACGATTACGCTATTAGCCGTGATAGTTGCAGGCGGATACGCGTAGGTATTCCATACGTTAGCGTTAGCAAGGGCCGCAGCTAGTGAGGCTCTTAAAGTAGTAATAGGTGCCGGCATTATCCGACCATCGCATTAGGGCTCATATATCCGGCAATAAGTCCGCGGATCTTACCGATCATAGAGTTACCCATACGGTAAGGGCTAGGGCTAAAACCATCGATCGATACGCCGCCGGTTTGGCTGACCTGCCGGGCCTGCCAGATATCGACGGCCAAAATCATTGAGGCCTCACGCACGGCCGGAGTAGTCGCGTAGGTGTTTGTCTTAAGATCTGCTCCTACGGCTGATCCATATGGCAATACTCTAAAAAAGTTTACATCGCTTGCCGTCTTGGCATATTGGATAAAACTATAACCATTAGGCCAATTAAACGCATAATTATTAAATGCTATTGATGGTAATTGAGTAGTCGTACCGGCCGTCCACGGGATAGTGCCGGTAATTGTGTAGGTGCCGTTAAAGGTTGCACCGCATCCGCTTACGGTCACGCTTTGCCCGGTACTAAATATTGCCGGGTTAGCAACCATTAAAGTAACGATATTAGTTTGTAAACTAGCTCCTACGATTGGCGCAGAGTCAAACCATAAAAATTGGTTAATGAGATCCTGCGCGGTTTGGCAGACCTCCTCAACGGTATTAGATGAGTATAAATTTTCGATACCGAGATTAGCGCGTAACTCGGCCTCGGTTACATACGTTGCAGGCATTTTATACTCCTCACTTAAAAAGGGCCGGTAGGGCTCAAAGGGCTAAGAGCCCTACCGACTATTAGTTTTTTTGCTTAGTTAAGATTAAACTTAACGATACCCTTAGGCATTTTCGCAATAGTGGCCATGTAACCATAAATGGCTACCTGTACCTGTAGGTTTGATACTACGTTTACTGACATATATGCCGTAGGTGATTGGTAAACCGTAAATGCTTCCGGTGCCAAAATAACCGCAGAGTCATCGATAGTAGTAGTAGCGGTAAAGTTTTTATCTACATAGAGATCGAGTCCGAGTACGTTGCCTCGAATTGATCCCGGTTGCACTAAGCCGCCTGCGTTCATTGGCTGAGATGCTGAGTAAATTGGTCGCCCGGTAGTATCTGTAGCGCCCATAAGTAGCTGCCATTGTGATCCGTTGGCGATGTAGTTATTAGCAAAGTAACCCGTAGCCTCGTAAACCTTACGAGCTGAGTCTGAGGCAAACTCAATAATACCGGCTGAGTCTGCATCGCATCCTGAGCTATATTGACCTGCCGCGATTAGTGCGTTTAGTACTGTCGTATCGAGAGTCTTCAGATACGCGTTTTGTAGCTGATTTGTTAGCTCTGCATAGAAATTAGGATCTGAGCGCTCTAACAATTCTACGCTGATCGTATTCATGCCTGCGTACTTAGATACGGTACCGGTTAGGTAAGCCGTCTCCATCCCGGTATTTTGTACCGCTCCGGCTTCGGCCTCTACCGTTACGACAGGTGCTACGCCTGTACCGCCACCGGCTGAGGTAACGAGTGAAGGCACGTTGATCGTCATACCGTTAGTAGGCAAAACTCCACGTGAGCAAGCATCGATAGCAGGTGTACCAAAACGAGTATTCGTTGGGAATTCCGCTAGGTACTGAGTAGGTGAAAATGCAGGGTTTGTAGCAAAGCTATCATCGGCTGCGGTTACGTAAAGCTTTGAGTCGTCATTACCTAGAGCTGCCTTAATCTTGTGCTCTGTATAAGCGCCCATAGATGTAATAGGTGTACGTACTCGCTGAGAGTCTAGTACGGATGGTCGGATGATCTTTCGAGCGGCTTCGACTTTTTCAGCCTCTGCCGGTGCATCTACCGGAGTATCCTCCGGTGTATTTTCAGGGGCTGTAGTCACAGCTTCCTCGCTTTCAGTTTCGGTTTCGACCTCTACGATCGTCGTAGAGATAGTTGTAGTTTTTTCTTTTGTACTTGTAGCTGCCTCAAGCGCTGCTCGAGCTGCTGCAATATCAGTAACGGAGGCGCTAGAAAAGGCCGCACTCTCTACGAGGCTTACCTCTTTGAGGACCGCCGCCGTAACTAGCAGGTAATCACCCATCGGCTTAGAGGCGGTTACATCCACCCCTACGGATAAGCCGCTGACTAAATTTTCCTGCGCCAACGTAAGAGCGTCCTGTCCTCGGGTGCTCATACTTAAACGAAAGGATCCATATACGCCCTCGGTTGAGTCGCTAAAACTAATTGCGCGACCGACCGGTTTATCTGCTTGATGCTGCATTAGTAATTTAATATCGGTTGCCTCACCGTATGTAATTGAGCCGCGCTCAAACATAACCGGGCCTGCACTTGTAAAACCGATCTCGCCGTAAGGTGCAACGAGTCCGGATACGATGCGGCGCTCTGTATCTGCCGCCTGTATTTGTTGGCTAAACGTTAGTAGCACTTGTATCTCCTAGCGGTGTTAGTTGCTCCATTTGTCGGGCTTGGTTTACATCAATTAAATCTAGGTTTAACATTTTCTCGATGATATCTAAACGATCCTTAGCATCAACTCGTAAAAATGTGTCGTCTACCGCGAAACGCACTTGATTAGCTCCATTTGTCACGTCGTTCATACTGAGGCGATCCTCGATAGCCGAGATGTAAGGCTGCAACGAGTACGCGACGAATTCTTTACGACCGTCTAAAATATTTTGGTACGTCATTGAGTTATTCATGTCCGCGCTAATTAGATACGCCGGTACGTTCATCGCGCGGCTAATCTCGGTAGCTAGGTACTGAGAAAATTCAGCGTAGGCCATGTCCTTAGGTGAGAAAGATGTAGGCACATACTCGAGAGTGCTCGTTAAATATGCGGTGCTGCGATTTTGTCTAGCACTCTTAAAGGCTGCTAGTAGTCCTTGTATCTGAGACTCCGGTAAATCTGCACCATTATTTTTTAAGATACCGGTAGGCATTGGTGTAGCTGCACTAATAGCCGCCGCACGTTGTACATCGTAGGCCGCTTTAATAGTTGTACTAGCACTCTGCAATACACCGGGTAGTAACGATTGGAAAGTAAGTAAAGATCCGATACCGCCCATAGGTACTTTATTACCGTCTACGAAATAATCTTGGATCTCTGTACCGTATTGATTAGTCGTATATGTAACACGATTATTAGCGACCCACTCAAAGCCGGACGGTCTGCCATCATCGGCGTACAAAGATGTAACGCGCCAATATGCAACAGAATAAAAAATCAAACTATCGACGGTTGCCGCAATAGTAACGCTGCGAGGTTGTCGAATATCCGGCTGCTCTAACCAAACAGGGGAGCCTAACTTTTCGCCGGTAGATTTTTTATATAGAGATAAATCAATAGAGCTAATAACTCCGGCGATTAAATTACGGCAACGTGCAACGCTCGAAACTTGTAAAGCAAAATTACGATCGATACCTACGCCGTTATATCCAAAATTACCGGTATTAAATGATCCATAACCGTACGTAGTATCCATTACGGCAGGTGCGTACTGAGCCTCTACTTGAGGTTTATCAGAGCTCTTAAGCCCTAGAGTTTGGAGTAATCCCATAGATGGAATTTTCTCAAATTGTCAAGCATAAAACCGATTATGCGCGGCGTGTCTTATATGTAAACCTTAGCCTCGGCCATCGGCTGATTAAGAATATGGACGATCATAGATAAGCCGATAGCGATATCTACGGGCCCTGCCGATTTACGCCGGACGATACGCCACGAGGCATCGGACTCCTTGGCGGCGCAATTAGCCATATGACTCACTAGCTCATCTTGTCCGGAGTGCACTAAACGGTTATTAGCTAAAGCTTCGTGTAAATCGCCGGAGGCTTGGTAGCCCTTTTGCCCGGATATGTCGGTGATATGTACGCCGTTAATTTCGAGGCGTTTGGCTATTGAGGCGGTCGTGTACTTGTCGTAGCAAACGGTCCGAGGGTAAAAGTCTTTACACCATTTCGCTATATGGTCTGCCATAAATAGCTCGTCGATAGATACGTCAGAGTGAAATATCTCAAGGACGGCAACACCGATACGACCGTCCGGCAATATCTGACCCATAACTAAAGACCCGTCGCGCCTGCTCGGTGCCACGTCAAAGGCGAAAATAGTAAGGGGTCCCGGTGACATTTTTAGATCCTTGTCGCCTGCATTTTCTACCGACATATGCGGCCACGGGCTTTGAGTGCTCGAGATCCATTGGCATAAGAGCTCGGTCTTTGTAGTTTCCACGGGTTGCGTTGCGACGGCCTCCTCTAAGGCCTCCTCGGTAACGGTGTAGCCGAGCGCCGGGTTAGCCATGGCCCACGCATCGCGATCGGTAATAGCTGCAAACTGAGGCGCCGAGTACTCGTAATAGCCGAAGGTCTTAGGCGGAAAACTAAGAGCCCTCTCTCGTAAGTCATTAAGCACCGTGCTAAAAGCATCGCCGGCATTTGAGGTAAGCAAGGTTTGAGCATTAGCACGGGCACGAGTTGTAGGCGTTGCAGCTCTAAAACCCTCCTCGGATATCTCTCGTACCTCATCGATGTATAAAAGATCGGCGGTACGGCCACGGCTACCGTCTCTTGTAGCTGCGACTACATCTAAGCGAGCGCCGTTTTTAAGCTCGATACTTTCGGTACCGTTAGCAAACCGTATCTGTTTAATGGCCTTGCTTAGCCCATCGTTAGCCTCGATAGCGTAGGCCACTTGCCTAAAAGTGTCTAAGGCCATCGATCTATTAGAGCTCATAATAATTACATTTTTAGAGTCGAATAAATAGAGGTGCGCGAGCATCATCATACGCGCGAGGTGAGTCTTACCCTGTTGCCTTGCACATAACACTAAATTTGTTTTCCGGATAAACATACCCTCATCATCGATAGCGGTCATGTCACGGATTACAAAATCTTGCCACGGTAAAAGGGGTAGGCCTATCGAGTCTGCAAGCTGCGCTACCTCATCGCCGCGATTTTTGCCCTCGATGTAGGGACTATGTAATCGAGGCTCAGTAGCCCCAATACGGGACGGAGTCATATGGTCCATAGTCCTACTAATCCTGCTCCGGTTGGCCCGTGCATGGACCGGCTAGGACCGTACCGGTGGTCCTCGGGGAGATATTGCTTGG